GTCTTGGTGCGTCCGGACTCGTACTCGATCAACGAATCGCTCACGTTGGTGGCCGGAACCAAACAGACTCTGCCGTCTGGTGGACTGCGTCTGTTGGATGTCATCCGCAATCTGAAGAGCAACGGTGACCCAGACCGTTCCGTTCGGATGGTTGACAGGGAGACGTTGGATGCACAGGACTACAACTGGCATGTGACAACGTCTACAGGCAAAGTCACCAACTTTGTCTATGACAACCGCGACCCGACGCACTTCTACGTCTACCCACAGGCTGCTGCCGGGATGAAGCTGGAGATCCTGTACTCCAAGGCTCCGATGGAGATCACAACTGCTGCTACTGCGTTGGTAATTGCAGACGTTTATGTTGAGCCGCTGTTCAACTATGTCCTGTTCCGGGCGTACTCGAAGGATGCGGAGTACGCAGCCAACGCGGCGCTGGCACAGGGCTATATGCAGGTGTTCATGTCGCTGCTTGGTTTGAAGACGAGCAAGGACTTTGCGTTCTCGCCAGAGACCAACAAGATCGGTGCGACGCCAAATCTGTTGGCCGCGAGAGCAGGAGGCGTGTAAGTGTCCACAAGTTACGACCAGTTCTTCTCGTGGGTGTTGCCCGAGGTTGGCGGCTGTCCGGAAATCACTGCGATCCAAGCAATCCGCGACGTGGTCATCGACTTCTGCGAGAAGACCAATATCCACCAAGAGGATCACGACCCGATCACGGTGATCGCCAAGACGTCCGATTACGACCTTGAGACGCCGGTCACAGGGACGCGGATCATCAAGATCATGAATGCTTGGTACAAGGGCGACAAGCTCGAGCCTGCGGCACCGGATCAGGTGCTCGACCCGGCGGTCTACAACCAGAGCATCGGCGGTTACACGGTCTCGTATTCCACGCCGAAGTTCTACCTCCAGAAAGACCCGGTAACGCTGTCTCTGTTGCCGATCCCCGATGCGACGTTGGCCAGTGCGGTGACCCTTCGTGTGTCCCTTGCGCCCTTGCGTAGTTCGGTGGCGTGCGAGGACTTTCTGTTTGAGCAGTGGGTGGAACCAATTGCAGCCGGGGCTGTGGCAAAGCTTCAGACGTCGTCTGGCAAGACCTACAGTAATCCGCAGGCAGCACAGATCAATCAGGCTCGGTACATAGCCGGGGTCAATGCTGCGCGTCAGAAGGCGACGAGGGGCTACACCCGCTCGAGCCTGAGCGTACAGCTACGGAAGGTGTGAGATGGCTGAGAAGATAAAACTCGTTCAAGGGGATACCCGACCACAGGTCAAGGTCACGCTGACTGACGACATAACTGGTCTACCTGTCGAGATTACAGGGGCGACTTGTCGCCTGAAGTTCCGTGCAGTGGGTAGTTCTACGCTGATCGACACGTTGACTGGCACCATTCTTGATGGGGTCAATGGGATTGTGGCGTTTGCTTGGAACCAAAACACGTTGAGTGTTGATCCCGGCGACTACGAGGGTGAGATTGAAGTGACCTTCCCATCTGGGCAGGGTGTGCAGACTGCCTATCAACTCCTCAAGTTCTCCGTAAGAGCACAGTTCTAATGCCGGTTGAGCAGGCAGCCCGCCGGATAAAGGCGACGGCACAGTACGTCAAGCTCACTGCCACGGCTTCTGCTGCGCGGATGGTTGCCGCAGCATCTGTTATCAAGGCTTCCGCACGAAGCGCGTATACCAAGATCGCAGTTGCGTCTCAGGTGGTCAGTCTTGCGGCGACTGTTGAATACAGCCGCATCAAGCTGGAAGCGATTACCGGCTACTTCCTCAAAGCCATCGAGCTGTTCGAATCTGTTGTACTAGCAGAAGTCCGGGCGTTCCTGTTTGGTAAGACGCTCTCTGACACAGTACAGACCACCGACGTGGCGACCAGCGGTGTCGCCAAACCGCTCACTGAGTCCAATACAACCCAAGACCAGACGGTCAAGGCAACAGAGAAGGGGTTGGTCGAAGCCCAGTCTGCGGTGGATGTTCCGGCCAAACGATTCGTCAAAGATCCGGTCACCGAGGCGCTAAGCAAGGCGGACACCGCCAGCATTCTCGCGGACAAGCAGCTTGCCTCTGACAATCCGCACCCGTCTGAAGGGCCGTATTCCGGCCAGATCTACGCTGATCCGACGTACTTTGCGGAGGACTACACGGAAGATGGCGTACCAGTCTTGCTAGTCGGCAAGAATCTGTCGGATGCGATCTATGTCACCGACGACTTCTACGGCGCTGCCAACAGCGACGACGACCAGACGATGCAGTTTGCCAAGGTTCTGTCGGACATGCCGTTTACGTCCGAGACAATGACACGCACGTTTGCGCAGATTCGATCAAGCACTGCATTCGCTACCGACGCTCCGACATTCACTTTCAGCAGGACGCTGACCGATGTTTTGTCGAAAGGCGACATCATCGTCAGCGAGGTCGGCAAGGCCGCAACAGATAGTGCAGCCACCAGTGAGGCCCGGGCTTTCGCCTTCGGGAAAGCGGCAACAGACAGCGCCGCAACGAACGAGACGCAAGCCTTTCTGTTTGGCAAAACACTGTCAGATGCAGCCGCGTCGTCGGATGCGGCAACCAAAGACTTTTCTCGAGGGCTGAGTGATTCTGTTGGTAAATCCGACAGCACCATTCTGCTTGCGGGGAAAGCACCCGCTGACACCGTCAGCACCAGTGAGTCTGCCTATGGGCGTAAAACTGACTACGCGGACATTTCGTATTTCGCCGAAGACTACGTCGGCAGCACTTTCACCTTCTAGGAGTAGGTCATGCAAAACCTTGAAACTTTGAAAGCCAAGGGCCACGTCGCCATTGTCATCCAGCGTGAGGACGGCAGCGTCGAAACCAAGGAGATCAAGAACCTTGTGGTGTCCTCCGGCTTGAACTACATCGTCAGCCGGATGAAGGATGCCACTGCAACAGCCATGTCGCACATGGCAGTCGGCGCTGGCACTACTGCTGCGGCGGCTGGCGACACTGCGCTAGGCAGCGAGCTTGGCCGTGTGGCTCTGACCTCGACTACGGTCACTACCAACACCATCACTTACGTCGCGTCGTTCCCGGCAGGGACAGGCACGGGCGCAGTTACTGAGGCTGGCATCTTCAACGCCAACGTCGCTGGTACGTTGCTTTGCCGCACCGTGTTCGGTGTGGTGACCAAAAACGCTGGCGATTCGATGACCGTCACTTGGCAAATCACGATCTCGTAATTGCCGCCGTTTAAGCATCAACAGGGATAGCAGATGAGTACGATCATCACAAGGTCAGGTAAGGGCTCACCGCTCACGAATGCGGAGCTTGATGCCAACTTCACCAACTTGAACACTGACAAGTTGGAGGCTGGTGCGCTCTCGCCTTACCTGTTGAGTGCCACGGCGGCGTCAACCTATCTGCCTCTGTCGGGCGGAACGCTGACCGGTAACCTAACGCTCAGTGGAACTGGTCGCCGGATCACTGGCGACTTCAGCAGCAATAGCCCGATCACTGATCGGATCATGGTGCAGACCAGCACGGCCAACGCAAACACACTTTTTAGCGTCTTGCCGAGCGGAACGTCGACAACCTCGCGGTATATCGCGTTCAACAACTCTGATCCGACTAACTCTGGAGCCATTCAGGTATCGGCGCTGTCAACAGACGTCAGGATTCAGAGTTTCGTCAACGGAACCGGAACAGCAGTTCCTCTGTATCTGATGATGCAGGGAACAGAGGTGGCGACCATCTCCACCGGCAGCAACTTCCTGATTGGTTCAATTATTGACGACGGCAGCAACAAGCTGCAAGTCACCGGCAACACGGCGTTGACCGGCAACCTCACGCTGTCAGGTAGTGCGACGTTGTCTGGGGGTACGGCCAATCAAGTGCAGTTCTTGAATGGCAGCAAGGCGCTATCTGGGTCGGCCAACCTGACGTGGGACGGTACGACGTTCGCAATAACCGGAGCGTTGACAGCCTCAACAGATTCGTCATTCACCTCGACCGGTGCGGTGCTGATTAGCAAGGGAACGACGGCTCAACAGCCAGCAAGCCCAGTGGTTGGAATGATCCGCTACAACACCTCGACGAGTCAGTTTGAGGGCTATAGCGGTTCTTCTCCGGCTTGGAAGTCGATTG